CTCAAGCGAGAGGACAAGATCGTGATTGCCTGCCAGACTTTCGAGGTGCTCCAGATCCAACCTGACGGCACCGGCTTTTCTACGATCCTGCTCACGGACGTGACGAATGAAGAATAACCACCATGGCCGTTGAAGGAAACAAATTCGAGTTTGCTGCCGTTCACGGCTTGCTCGCGCTATTTGAGTCGAATGACTTTCATCGAATTCAATCTGGCCTTGGGCTACTAAGGAAAGACATCAAAGCCGCGCTTGTGACGGCTATGCGCCAGACAATGAAGTGGGGTGAACGCGAAGGTGCAAAACAATTCGCGGCAGCGACCGGCGTTCCTTATCGGGTCATGAGGGAGCGTATCAGGATAAAATACCGCTATCAGTCAATCAAAGGCGAGTACCCAGAGGGCCGCGTTTGGTTCGGCTTGAATCCCATTTCTCTGAAACACCTCGGAGCCAAAGTAACCAAGACCAAAGGCGTCACTTCGCGTTTTGGTAAGTACCCGAAAGGGTTTTACTCTCAGAAAATGGGAGGCCACTTTTATGAGCGCCGAGGACGCGACGCCTTGCCATTGCAGCGACTAGAGTATGGCATTGCAGAAATTGGAGACAGTGTCGTCAATGAGTTCAAAGACTCACTGTCTGCCAAATACATGGAGAACTTCTTTTCTGCTATCGACAAAATCAAAGGACGTGAAAAAGGTGCATCGGCTGAAATAATGGGCGCATCATTATCAAACGTGACCAAATTCGGAAGATAAAATATCATGAACGCACCCGTCAACATCGCCACCCTTCACGCCAACATCAAGACCGCGCTGGCTGCTCAGTATCCTGCCGCCGTCGTAGATTACTACCCGCGTCCAGGTGACAAGATCACGACGCCTGCCATCTACATCGAGCTGGATGACATTCAGGCCGATCAGCCGGCAGACATGGGCACCGAACAGACGCCGGTGACACTGCGGTTCAATGCCTACGTTGTCGATGGCTACAAGACCGGCAAGAAGCTAGCCGTTCGCACGCTCGCTGCCGCTGTCATGCAGTTCATTCGTGGCAAGCGCTGGAGCACGACCGTGGGCGCTGCAATGCCTATCGCCGCCACGCCAGACCGGTTTCAAGGCGATACGCAGGAGTATGAAGTGATGCGTGTGGAATGGGAGCACGAAGCGATTCTAGGCATTGACGTTTGGATCGACGACGGTGACACACCGACCGAGGTGAATGTCTCCGAGCAGGACGGAGCGCCAACAATTCTTTACCCGCAAGAATAAAACCGCTTGCAAAGGTGCAAGGCCAACGGACATGTGATGCCTCACCTATGGACTTGTACTCAACCTATATCATCATTGCAAACCTCTGGCTTATTGCTGCCGTTACAACCGAAAGCTCTCCATGCTTATTGTGTGCCTTTGGAAACGGCTTACTGGCAATTGCAAACGCGTAAATTCACCTAACCTAGAAACATCATCATGGCATCACTCAACAAAATCATTCTCATCGGCAATCTCACACGCGACCCAGAGGTCCGCTACACGCCGAAAGGCGCGGCAGTCTGTGACGTATCCATTGCCGTCAATCGCAAGTGGCGCGACGATGCCGGAAACTCTCACGAGGAGGTGACCTATGTCGAGATTGTCGTCTGGGGAAAGACTGCCGAGCACGTTGGGCAGTATCTCAAAAAGGGAAGCTCTGCCTGCTTTGAAGGACGCCTTCAGCAGGAATCGTGGGAAGACAAGACCACCGGCCAAAAACGCAGCAAGCTCAAAGTCGTGGCTGAAACCGTTCAATTCCTCGGCACTCCTAACCGCGAAGGTGGACAGCAGGCACAGCAGGCACCGCGCCAACAGGCACCGGCACGCCGGACGGCTGCGGATGCCTATGACGACGCGCAACGCCAACAAGCCGGACCTGAAGGCGATGACATCCCATTTTAAGCCATGAGCGCAGAACTCACCGACCTTCAGCAGCGGCTCGCCAATCTCATGCGCGTGGGCCGCGTCCATTCCGTTGATTACGAGGCCGCTCGCCTTCGCGTGTCATTTGGGAAGGATGGCGCGAACGTCTCAGGCTGGGTGCCGTGGATGACTTCACGAGCTGGCGCAACCCGCGAGTGGAATCCACCAGCCGTTGGTGAACAAGTCGTGCTGATGAATCCATCCGGCCAGGACAATTCAGGCTTTGCACTGCCAGGGGGAATCTACCGCACTGACGCACCGGCGAACGGCACCGAGGCAGGAAAGGTAGTGCTCGATTTACCCGAGTCCGGCGCGTGGATCATCCGCGTTGGCGACGTCGTGATTGAGGCTGCTGATGGCTCCGCAAAGATCACCGTCGGTGGCAAGTCCGTTGAGGTCACGCCGTCAAAGATCCTCATCAATGGCGATGTCGAAGTCACCGGCAAGATCAATACGACCGGCGATGTCATTGCTGGCAGTATCAGCCTGCAAACTCACAAGCACGGTGGCGTTCAGTCTGGCGGCTCTCAAACCAGCACACCCGTTTAATTATGGACGCACTAAATGATCAAATCGGCGGCAGTCACTACAAGGAGCTGAAGATTCAGCCGGTCGAGTTCATCGAGGCTAACAACCTGCCGTTTCTCGAAGGCTGCATCATTAAGCGAGTCTGTCGCCATGGCAGCAAAAACGGAGCTGAAGACATTCGCAAAGTCATCCACGAGGCGCGGCTCATTCTTAAACTCCGCTATGGCCTCGACGAGTAATGCCCTACGGACTGCCAGCTGCCATCACGCTCTCTCGTTATGAGTGGGCATTTGACCTCGACCGTAAAGACGAGGACGGCTCGCCGCAGGCAACAGTCATTCCCGAGGGCACCGTCATCATGCCGCAGTATAAGCTCGCCGATCACGACGGCGAATGGCTCTGCACAGATCGAAACGGAAAACGGCTTGCAATCCTTGAAGAAAAGTTGAGGCTTTCTGTGGCATCGTGACCTGCATGACGTAGGCCGTGATAGCTTTCTTTTATGATCACACCTGCCTCAACTCCAAAAATGGCGCTTAGTGAAGCCGCCAAGATTATTCAGCGCCACAAGGTCACTGACGCCGTCGTTTTAGTTGGCGTCCGTGGTTACTATGCCGACACGATGGGAAAGGCTGGCCAGAACGACCGTGGCATTTATGACGATGCTTTGTTTATCGTCTCACCCACTCACTTCTCCGCATGGAATGCCAATACGGACCCGAGTGCTTATCGTGCAGGCATTGCATCTCTTGTGCTTGGAGTTCATCGCTACAAGAAGGGTAATCATGGTATCAGCAGACCTGGTGGTGGTTATCCTGCCTTTCGTCCTGCTACATCCGGCGAGCAGCTGCCGGTCACTCGTGATGGCGTTGTAAACCCACGGCCAGGCATTGCAATCAACATTCATCGAGGAGGACGTAACAGCACAAGCTCAGAAGGCTGTCAAACTGTGCCGCCATCTCAATGGGACGCATTTTATACCGCGCTAACCAGTGAAATGAAACGTCATGGCGTCACAAATTTCCCTTACATTCTAACAGAGCGCTAACGCAACCAACCGCACAAGACCCTATCAAGGTCACATAGCATCCTTGACCCATGCGAGGCATCAACGCCGATACTGGCAAAGCGCTGTCGGGACTCGATCATCTCCGGCAGTCCATCCGCGACATCCTGACAACTCCTGTCGGTTCTCGCGTGATGCGTCGTGACTATGGCTCTCGGCTTTTCCAGCTCGTGGACGCGCCGGTCAATCGCCGCACCATCGTGGACATCTACGCCGCAACCATTGAGGCTCTGTTACGCTGGGAGCCTCGCATCAACCCGCGCCGTGTCTCGATTGCAGCCGCTGAAACTGGACGCGTCGTCATTGACCTAGAGGCCACCTACACACCGACCGGCGAGCCGATCACGCTCGACGGCATCACTGTCACTGCATGAGCACCACCTATACACCGATTGACCTTTCGACCGTTCCCGCGCCAAACGTGGTGGAAGCACTCAGCTACGAGACCATTCTCGCCGCGATGCTGGCAGACCTGCGGGCACGCGACACGGCTTTTACGGCGCTGGTTGAATCCGATCCGGCTTACAAGATCCTTGAAGTCGCTGCCTACCGCGAGCTGCTCATCCGGCAACGTGTCAACGATGGCGCTCGGGCTGTCATGCTGGCCTATGCGACCGGCTCAGACCTTGAAAACCTGTCCGCTCTCTTTGGCGTCACGCGCAAGATCCTCAGTCCAGGCGATGCCACGGCACTCCCGCCAATTCTGCCGACATACGAGACTGACACGGCTCTCCGCTATCGCACACAACTTGCACTTGAGGGACTCAGCAGCGCCGGACCCGTTGGAGCCTATCAGTTTCATGCGTTGTCGGTGGATGGCGTGAAAGACGCAGGCATTCAAGGTCCGCCTGACACAAGTCCTGGTGACGTGCTCGTGACCATCTTGTCCGCGACCGGCAGTGGCACCGCAGCCGGTCCGCTCATCGCCGCCGTGAATGCCGCGCTGAATGCTGAAGATGTCCGACCGCTCACCGATCAAGTGACCGTTCAATCTGCCAGCATTGTCAATTATGAAGTCATTGCCACCCTTTACATCCCGACCGGACCAGACCCGACCGCAGTTCAGACAGCCGCGCTCGCAAGCGTGCAAGCTTTCGTGGAAAGCCGTCACCGTGTGGGCGCTGATGTTCGGCTTTCTGGCCTCTATGCTGCTCTGCATGTGGGTGGCGTGGAACGCGTGACACTATCAGCGCCAGGTATCACAGCCGACCTCGTTATCACTGCCGTCCAAGCGCCTTGGTGCACAGACATCACTCTCAGCACAACCGATGCCTGACCTGCTTCCACCAAACGCAACACCTCAAGAGCGGGCCATCTCGCTCGCGGCTGATCGTTTGCCCACGGTGCCACTGAAAACCCTGTGGACGCCTCAGACATGCCCAGAGGCACAGCTGCCGTGGCTCGCTTGGGCTTTGAGCGTGGACGAATGGGACGCGACATGGCCGGTCGAGACAAAGCGCCAAGTCGTCGCTGCTAGCATTGAGCAGCACCGGCGCAAAGGCACGGTCGGTGCTCTCCGTCGTGCTCTTCAGCGTCTCGGCTATGAGGTCGAGATCGACGAGGCCACCGGCGTGGCTTACACCTTCCGACTTCGCGTACGCGTGCGGGCTGGCGATTCAGCCGGTGGTGCCGTGGCTGAAGATGCCTTGAACCGCGCTCTAGGCGTGGCTTTGAGGCAGAAAAATGCGCGCTCAGCTTTGACTGACACGCTCTATGTGGCTGAAACTGATGCAGCTGGTTTTTTTGTCGGTGGCTTAACAATGTCGGGCGTGAGCTATGAAGCCAAGCAAGAGGAGAATTTCATTCCCGCACCGACCGGCATTTCCTTCACTCAGACTGGCGTCAATCTCGCCGCGTTTACATGGTCGGGCTTTGGTGAATACTACACCATTGAAGTTCGCAGGATTGACGATGACAGCCTAGTCTTGACGACGACATCATTCACCGAGGCGATTACGGATCTAAGCATTACCGTAGGATCGTTTTACATTAGCATTCGCACCGCGATGGGTGGATTATTTAGCTCACCGGCTGCACAGAATTTTACCATCACTATTCTGCCGCCGTTCGATGTCACCGCATCAAATGATGATGAGCCAGCACTCCTGAGAGTGAGCTTTAACTGTTTCGGCAATACGTTCGTCACCGAACTTTGTGCAGCAAACAACGAGTGGACAACTGACGTTCAAAGCTCTGGAGGCACTCCAGTCGAGGGAGTGGGCCAGGTAGTTTACACCGGAATCAACGCAGGCTTCTACGACATCCGAGTCAAAGCCGTTTACAGCTTTGGTGACAGTGAATGGGTCGAAGTCAGAAACGTCGAAGCCTTGCCTTATCCATAAGTGAAAAATAAATCATGTCTTATCTAGCAACCATCACCACACTTGGCCTCGCGAAGATCGCCGACGCCATTGCCAACAACACGCCGCTGAACCTCACGACCATGAAAGTCGGCGATGGCAACGGCAACGCGACGACACCTTCCGAGACGGACTCAGACCTTGTGCGTTCAGTCTATTCTGGCACGCCGAACTATATCAACACCGACCCCACTGACGGCTCTCGCGTCATTTGTGAGCTGATCGTTCCGGCTGCTGAAGGCGGTTTTACGATTCGTGAAATCGGTGTCTTTGACAGTGACGGCGACCTGATCGCCATCGCCCAGTTTCCTCCGGTGTATAAGCCTCTTCCGTCCGAAGGCGCAACGCTTGACCTCGTGGCGCGGCTCTTCCTTGTCGTGTCAAACACTGAAGCCATTACGCTCCAGATTGACACCGCTGTCGTCGTGGCAACGCGTCAATGGGTGAGTGATGAGCTTGACCTTCTCATCCCTGGCGGAACCACCGACCAGATCCTAACGAAGGTTTCCAACGCCACCGGTGACTATGAGTGGCGCAATCCCGAGGACGTGAATATCATCGTCAACACGGTCGAAGAGGAACAGACTCTTGTTTCAGGCCAGACCGTTGTGGACTTGGCAACGTGCAGCACTGTGGGCCTCTCGCTCTACATCGAAGGCGTCCGGCTGCATCCTGATGACTGGACAGCCACCACCCTGACACGCGTCACGCTTGCGACAAGCTACGCGGCAGGCTCTAAGATCCTGTGCGTGCAAAATGAGCCGACTGGACAAGCTGCATTTTTGGCTCAGTCGCAGAACCTCGCCGACGTGCCAGACAAAGCCACGGCGCGTGCAAATCTTGAGCTGCTCACGAGTGCCACTTACCTGAATGCGCTCTGGCAGCTCATGCAGCAACGCACGTACCCAGTCGGTGAGATCTTCATGACTCGCCAGCTTGGCAACCCCGCATCGCTGCTCGGTTTCGGCACGTGGGAACGCTACGCACAAGGCCGCGTGCTCACCGGCTTTGATGAAGCTGATAGCAGCTTCAATGCGCTCGACAAGACCGGCGGTGCCAAGACGCACGTTCTCACCGAGGCTGAAATCCCGCAGCACAGACACCGTATTGGCATTGACGGCGGTGGCGACTTGGTCCGAGTGGATCGCTGGATTGAAGATCCAACCGCTGACAACCTCGTTGGAGGCAATACCTCGGCATATCCTCGCAGCGTTGAGACATCTGCAATCGGCGGTGGCCAAGCGCACAATAATCTCCAGCCTTACATCACCGTGTTTATGTGGAAGCGGACCGCATAAGCATCACTAAACCCTCCGCAGGAAAAACAGATCATGAAAGAAATCCTCAAGACCATCATCGGCACCTCTAAAGGCTGGCTGTTTCGGCAGTCGCTCAAGTGGGGCTCATCGGCAGGCGCTGCCGTTTCTGCCGTCGTCATCGCCAACGCATCTAAAGCTAACATTGATCCGGCTCAGGTGACTGAGATTGCAAGCAATGCCAGCCAGGTGACAGCAGGCGCAACCGGCCTCGCCATCTCTCTGGGCGTCGCTCTCATCGAGGGCATCTTGTCCAAGAAAGCGAGCAAGATCGCCGCTAAATAGTTAAACCGGCTGGCCTCGTGGCCGTTATCACGAGGCGACTTTCTATGAGCAAGCGTCGCACTCTCCAACTCTCCGAAGGCATGACTGGAACGGTCATCGCCACCATCCTCACCGCCGCGCCAACTGGCTGGCTAATGTTCAACGGTGACACCATTGGCAGCGCAACCAGTGGCGCAACGCGAGCAAGCGCTGACAATCAGAATCTCTTTCTCGCGTTGTGGGCATCACTGACCAACACTGACGCGCCAGTATCAGGCGGACGTGGCGCAACCGCTGCCGCTGACTGGGCTGCAAACAAGACGATCACGCTGCCAGACATGCGTGGCCGGTCAATCATCGGCACTGGCACCGGCTCAGGCTTGAGCGCTCGCACGCATGGCGCGAAGGTAGGAGCCGAAGAGCACACGCTGACAGAGGCTCAAATGCCGCTGCATGGCCATTCATACCGCGCTTCTGTTGCGTCCTCAGGTTCATCCGATGCCTCGACTTCCACGACCGGTGGCTTCCCCACAAAACTGACTGGCTTGACCACACAGGCAGCATACACCGGCACGCCGAGCAATACCGCAGGCCAGCAAATCGGCGGCACAGGTGCAAACGCTGCCCACAACAACATGCAGCCTTCAATGGCGCTGAATTGGATCGTCAAAATATAACGCAACCAACCGCACAAGACTCTTCAACCCGAAACCCTAGAATCACATCATGCCCGAACAATTTCTCCACGGCGTCCAGGTAGTCGAAATCAACGACGGACCACGTCCCATTCGCACCGTCAATTCCGCTGTCATTGGCCTTGTCGGCACCGCTCCTGATGCACAGGACGCAATCGCCGCCACTGTCACCCTTGGCACTGGCACAAGCGCTCTGACGATCACCGCTGACGCAGCCGGTATCGCTGGCAATGAAATTTCTATCCGTCTCCGAAACCCTGGCGCGAATTCTTCCGCCTTGTCTGTTTCGCTGTCTGACAAGGCCATCACGGTCAATCTTGCAACCGATAGCTCTGGCATCATCACCAGCACGCCTGCCACGATCAAGACCGCGCTGGACGCGAACACCGCCATTTCAGCTCTCGTGGCTGTCACAAGTGGTGGCACTGGCGTTGTCACACCGACCGCCACAACCCGCCTTTCTGGTGGCCTCGATGAAGCCTTCCCAGTCAACACGCCGTTTCTTGTCGCAGCCAATCGAACAGCCGCAGCTCGTGCAGGATTGACCGGCACATTGCCAGCCGCTCTTGACGACATCCTCGACCAGGTCGGCGCTGTCATTGTGTGCGTCCGCGCTGAAGTCGGCGAAGACGACACCGAGACAAAGGCAAACGTCATTGCAGCCATTGAAACGCTACTGGATGCCGAGTCTGTGCTTGGCCTCACACCGCGCATTCTGGTTGCTCCTGAATTCTCCGCGCAGAAGACTGTCGCTGATGCTCTCGTGAGCGTCGCTAACAAGCTCCGCGCCTTCACCTTCGTCGATGGTCCAAACACCTCAGACGCTGCCGCCGTCAACTACGCAACGCAGTTCGGAAGTGACCGCCTCGCCGTGATCGATCCATGGATCGTCAAGGATGGGATTGATCACGCACCCTCGGCAGCTTGGGCCGGTGCAACGGCTAAATCTGACTATGATCGCGGTTTCTGGTGGAGCCCGTCAAACGTCGAGATTCTCGGCTTCACCGGCACCTCCCGCGCTGTCGGCTTCCGTCTCGGAGATCCAACATCACCGGCGAATCTGCTGAACGAGGCCAACGTCACGACGATCATTAAGCAGAACGGTAATCGCATCTGGGGCAACCGCACCACTTCCGCAGATCCGAAGTTTGCTTTCGTTTCCGTTCGCCGCACTGCCGACCTGATCAATGACTCGATCCTCCGCGCTCACTTGTGGGCCGTGGATCGCAATATCAGCCGCACCTATCTGGAAGACGTCACTGAATCCGTGAACGGTTACCTCAAGACGCTGACGAATCTCGGCGCTATCCTCGGTGGCAAGTGCTGGCCTGATCCTGACTTTAACAGTCCGGCAAACATCGCCCAGGGCAAAGTCTATTTCAACTTTGACTTTACGGCACCTTACCCTGCCGAAAACATCACCTTCCGCAGCATCTTGGTGAATGACTACATCACCGAAATCCTCGGTTAATCTTCAACCCTTCAATTCATAAACGACCATGGCCGCAGCCGCTCAAATCCGCAAAAACTTCAATCTGTTCCTCGACGGTTTCGGCTTTGCCGGAAACGTTGACGAATACACGCCACCCGCATTGACCGTGCAGGTCGAGGACTTCCGCGCAGGCGGTATGGACTCCAGCATCGCACTCGACATGGGCATGGAGAAGCTGGAAGCCTCATTCAAGCTCAGCAAGATCGCTTCTGAAGCTCTTCGCCTCTGGGGCGTTGGAGCCGGTCAAACCTTCGCGCTGATCGTGCGTGGCGCTCTTGAAGACCTTGACGGCGCAGTAAAGGCCGAAGTCTTCACGCAGCGTGGCACCATCCGCTCAATCGAATGGGACACCGTGACACCTGGCGCAAAGGCTGGCATCACTCTGACCATGGACGTGCGTGAGTTCGCTTACGATGTCGATGGCGTACGCATCCATGACATCGACGTGCTTAACATGAAGCGCATCGTGAATGGCAACGACCGCCTTGCCGCACAGCGTGCAGCGATTGGCCTGTAATTCTCTGACATCATGACCAAGATCAAACTCGCATTCCCAATTACCGTTGACGGTGCCAAGGTTAATGAGATCACTCTCCGCCGTCCGACAGTGAAAGACATGCGCGTGGCTCGTGTCACCGGTGGCAAGGACGACGCAACGCAGGAAATCAACCTGATTGCAAACCTTGCACAGGTCACGACCGAGGCCGTGGAATCTCTCGACATGGCCGACTTTGTGAAGGTTCAGAAAGCACTGGCTGGTTTTTTTGGCTTGAGCGAGACGACGCCATAAGGGCCACTCTCGCGCTCGCGAATTATACGGGCTGGCCTCTTTCTGAGATTGACGCAATGCCCACGGACGAGTTCGTCGAGTGGGTGACATCCATACCAACTCCGAAACGTAATGGCTAACCGTAATATCTCCGCAACCGTTCAAATCGGCGCAACAATGGCGTCGAGCGTCGGCTCGGTTTTTGGCCGTGTCGGTAAACAGATTAACAGCCTCGGCAGCTCGCTCGCAAAGATCAAGCGGCAGTCTGCCGATATTACAAGGCTGCAAGCCGCACAGGGTAAACTTGCGGAGGCCAAAGCCAAAGGCAATGCAGCCGCTACAGCTCGTTACTCAGCGCAGATTGAAAAGCTATCGACTGCACTAAAAGCGGCTGGCGTTGACACGTCCAGGCTCACGAGCGAACAGGCACGGTTAGCCTCAGCTATCTCAAGCAGCGAAGCCAAACTGGCATCATTGACACGCGTCGGCGCGTCCATGAACCGCATTCGTGCATCCGCGACCGGAGTCGGCTCCGCATTCGCTAACGTGCGAGGGCAGGTCATGGGCTTAACAACAAAGCTCACGGCTCTTGGCGCTGTCACCGGCTACCTTTTCAAGACGCAGTTTGTCGATACCGCTGCCGAATTCGAACGGCTGCAAACGATCCTGACAACGCTTGAAGGCGGCAACGTCACCAAAGCCAAGCAGGCGTTTGGCTGGATTTCCGAGTTTGCAGCAACGACACCTTACGACATTAAGCAGGTATCAGAGGCCTTTGTCCGCCTCCGCGCTTATGGCATCGATCCAATCAAAGGCGACACTCTCCGCACGCTCGGAGACACTGCCGCCAGTATGGGCAAAGATGTGATGTCTGCTGTCGAAGCCATTGCCGACGCTGTCACCGGCGAAAATGAACGGCTGAAGGAGTTCGGCATCAAAGCCGCTAAGCAGGGCGGACAGATCATTTACAGCTACACAGATCGCGCTGGAAAGCAGCGTCAGAAAGCCGTGGACGCTGGCAACCGTGAGCTAATCCGCTCAACTCTCACCGCCATCTGGAACGAGAAGTACGCCGGAGCCATGGAGGCCCAGTCAAAGACGTGGGCGGGCATGATGTCAAACATGGGCGACCAGTGGACTCGTTTCACTTCGTCCGTCATGGCCGCTGGCTTATTCGACTGGATGAAAACCGAAGTCGGAGGCATCCTTGAGGAGCTGAATAAAGCTGCCGCTGATGGACGGCTTCAGACTTGGGCAAAGCAGACCGGTACAGCCATCAAAGATGCATTCATCTCGCTAAAAGAGTTCGCCATCGAGGCCAAAGCCGTCGTCGTATCGGTCAAAAACTTTGCAGGCGGATGGAAGAACCTTGGCATTGCCATCGGCGCGGTGACTCTATTGCCGACAATCGCGAGCGTGACACAGCTCGGCTTTGCTGTTAGTTCTCTTGTATTCAACATTGGTGCACTTATTGGGCCGTCGGTTATCACTGGCCTTGCAACACTCGGCACGACCATGAAATCCCTGTCAGTAGCTACCTGGGCCGCAGTCGGGCCGTGGGGATTGCTAGCGGCTGGAATCATCGCTGTCGGTGCCGTCATCTACACGTTCAAGGATGAGATCATTGATCTTATCGACTCGGCAATTAACCCGCTACTCGATGCACTGCGCGAGATTGGCGCGTGGTTCGCAGACTCAAAGGTCGGCAAGTTCTTTGGTCTCGACAAGTACAACATCGACGGCACGCCGCAGGCTCAGAAAGGCGCGGTCGATGCCATCGTGCCATTTAAAAGCACGGAGTCGATGAAGACCGACTTGATGCGTTCGATCATGCCGGCCGAGAATATGCCAGCCGCAGGCGCAACCAACAACGTCAAACAGGACTTCCAAATCAACGTCACCGCTCCGTCTGCTGATCCTGCCGCCGTTGGTGGCGCAATCAAGTCGGCGCTCAAATCCATGAAGCTCTACGACACAACCGGAACCCTTGTACCACAATGAGCGGAGTCATGATGAACCTCGGTGGCTACTCGTTTGAGATCGCCACCACACCTTACCAAGAGCTGATGCGCCAGACCGGCTGGAATTGGCCAGAACAAGATCTTATCGGCACCACGCCTGCAATGCAGTTCACAGGCCGCACTGCCGACAAAATCAGCCTCAAAGGCATGATGGTGCCAGGCTTTACAGGCGGACGCTTAACCGTTGAAGCTTTACGGCTACTCGGCGACCTTGGGCTTCCTCTGCCGCTTGTGAGTGGTACGGGATTCTTTCTCGGGCTCTGGGTGCTTGAGTCCGTTGAGCACAGCGAAGATGTTCATTTCTCGGACGGCTCACCGCGTCGCATGACATTCACGGTCGGCCTGAAACGCTATGCCGACTCGATCACGGCTCTGAAGTCCGCCGTGAGCGCCATCAAGAAAATCCCGCAGCTCTTCGCCTGATGCCAGCAACCTACAACACCCGCGAAAACGACGTGCTCGACGAAGTAGTCTGGCGCTATTACGGCAGCCAAGACAACGGGCTGCTTGAGGCCGTGCTCGAGGCTAACCGTGGGCTTGCTGATTATGGGCCGGTTTTACCAACAGGCTTGACGATCACCATGCCGGATGCACCGACGAGCGAGCCAACCAAACGCCTTCAGCTATTCTCGTGACGCCATCCTATCAGCTCACCGTCTCAGGCAATGACATCACCGCCGATGTCACAGGCCGCGCTGGCGTCATTGAATGGACTGACGCCGTGGACGAGAATAGCGACGTACTTAGCATCACACTGCAAGACTCGGACAGCCTTCTCGCCGTGCCGAAGTCTGGCGCAAAGATTGAGCTCTCGGCAGGCTACGGCGGACAGCTCCAACGCGTTGGCAGCTACACCGTCGAAAGTTCTGAGATGAGCGGACCGCCTGACCAACTCACCATCTCCGCAACCGCCGCACCTGTGGCACAGTCTGGCAGCATTGCCGCACGTCGCTCGAAGTCGTGGGAAGACACCACCCTCGGCGACATCGTGAAATCTATCGCCGGAACACTCAGCTCAACTGCCGCGATTGATACGGCTCTGGCATCTGTGCAGATCACGAATGAACAGCAGGTGGATGAGTCAGACACCAACTTTTTGTTACGCTTGGTAAGGCGGCACGGTGGCTTCCTGAAATTTGCCGATGGCAGATTGATCGTGGCAAGTGAAGGCACAGGCCAAGGCACCGCAGGCGCTCAATTAAAAGTCACATTAAACCGCTCAGAGCTATCACGCTGGAGGGTAAAAGCTGGCGGTAAAGGCCAGTCGTTTAAAAAGGTTAAGGTGAAATATCACGACTACGAAACTGGCGACACAAACGAAGTCGAAGCTGAAGTTCAGCCATCGGCCTCGATGCCTCAGCTCACCACCGATGTGGCTTGGCTAGCATCCAGCGAGAGCACATTCACGCCACCGACCACCGCAGCCGATGAACCGCAGGCTAAAGCCGTTGCAAAAACAACAGCCAAGCGCATTGCCAGATCATCACGAGAGTTTGAAATCTCTTTGCCTGGGCGGCTCGACATTGTGGCCGGTGGCAAGATCCAACTCTCTGGTATCCGTGAAGGCGTTGACGGTGAATGGCTCGTGAAGAGCGTGCAGCACCGTATTGATTCGCGAGGCTGGTCCATGACTGTGCAGGGCGAAGGGGCCTGAACCGTTTCAATCTGACAGCCGTATATAATCGCGGCACAGACGCGCAATTTATAGCAAGCTTTCGCTTGCAAATGTGCAAGCATGGCTTTTCTTGTGAAGCCTCAACACGAGGCAACACACTATGAATACCCCCACAACATACCCATCGGTCATTCGTGACCTTGAAGCCAGCATCTACCACCGCCACGAGGCCGTCTCGAAACACGGTCTCGACGACTTCCGCAAGGCTCCAGCCTACTACGACTGGAAGCGAAAGAACCCCAGTGAGACTAAATCACCGGCGCTGCTCTTTGGCAGTCTGTATCACACCGTCATCCTAGAGCCGGAACTACTGCCGAAACTTTATGCAACGGTTCCAGCCGACGCGCCACGTCGTCCGAGTAGCATTCAGCTTAACGCTAAAAAGCCAAGCCTAGAAACGCTGGAAGCCATTCACTTTTGGGACACTTTCAATGCCAGCAACAGCGGCAAGATCATCGTGGACTCTGAGGAAATCGCAAAATGCCACGCAATGCGCGAGGCAATGATGAAAAATCTCGCCTGCCGCAACGCCATCGAGAGCGCACGGCTCTACACCGAGGCCAGCCTATTCTGGCAGGACTCTGCAACCGGCGTGAAATGCCGAGCAAGGCCCGACATCATCCGCGCCGATGGCCTGATCATTGATCCGAAGACATGCCAGGACGCGAGCGAAGAAGCTTTCCAGCGTGCTGCATGGAATTACGGCTACTACCGGCAGGCCGCGATGTATCTCGACGGCTGGGAGGCCGTGAGCGGAGAGAAGCCAAAGGCATTTATCTTCATCGCTCAAGAGTCCGAAGCGCCTTACCTCTGCCGCGCCTACGTTGCCAGTCCGTCCATGATCGACTTTGGCCGATCACAACTCCGTGAAGATCTTGAGATGTTCGCCAAGTGCGAAGCGTCCGGAATCTGGCCAGGGCTAGGCGACGTGCCAGCTGAATTGAATTTGCCAGCTTGGGCCATGCCTAAAGCGGCGTAACCGAAAACAAAAAACATACAGAAAACCCACATCATGAATACCAATATCACACCAGCTCCACGCCTTGGCCGTCCACCAATGATCAACCCAATGTCTCCGAGACTGCCAAGTTACACCGTGACCGCCAGTGACGGACGCCGCTACCGGCTAACACCAAACGCTGTCAGAGTTTTTCAAACAGCGCCAGGACAGCCGAAACAAGACTGCTTTACATTCTCATATCGCCGCATTGACGAAAATGGGCAGCCAATCAAGCGCATTCGCATCTCGAAAAAGAACCGGCTCCGCTTGAAACGCGCTGTCGCTCTCGCTGCTTAATTCTCACAACCAACCCACACCCACACTATGGAAACCACCACCCTAGAAATCCTGCCGCCTGCCGGTCAACTTCAACCGCTCGTCCTGAAACTGGACGAGGTATTGACACCGGACACGGCTCAATCTCTCCGCTCAGCCTTTGAGGAGTATTTCACCGCTGCCGATGAATGGCGCTCTAAAGCGCTGTCCATCCAGATCACGAGGCCCGACCAGTTCCGTGAAATGAAGCTGGCGCGTGAAACCCGCTTGGCTCTCCGTGAGATCCGCATCAATGCCGAGAAGACCCGCAAGGCGTTGAAAGAGGACAGTCTCAAGAAGGGCAAGGCCATCGACGGCATCTACAACATGCTGGCCTATGCCGTGGAGCCGCTGGAAAAGCACTTGCTAGAGCAAGAGCAGTTCATTCAGCGCATCGAGGAAGAGCGGAAAGCACGCATCAAGGCACAACGTGAAGAAGCTCTCAGGCCGTTCACGGATGTGAGCCTCTATCAGCTCGGTGAGATGGATGAAACCACATTCAACGTGCTCTTAGAAACCAACCGGCTAGGCTACGCCGCACGGCAGGAAGTAGCACGCAAAGCCGAGGCCGAACGTATCGAACGCGAGCGACTGGAGGCCGAGGAACGCGCCAAACGCGAAGCCGAAGCCGCCGCCGAGCGTGAGCGCATTCGTGCCGAGAATGAGCGCCTGAAAGCCGAACGTGAGGCCGCTGAGATTGCAGCCAAAGCCGAACGGGAAGCCGCACAGGCTGAGGCCCGCAGGATCGCCGAGGAGACTCGGAAGGAACGCGAGGCCATCGAAGCCAAGGCACGAGCCGAGCGTGAAGCAGCCGAGGCAAAGGCCAAAGCCGAACGGGAAGCACGCGAGAAGCTCGAAGCCGAGATCCGCGCCAAGCAGGAAGCAGAAGCACGAGCCAAGGCCGAGCAGGAAGCAGCCGCACGAGCTGCCGCCGCCGCTCCTGATCGTGAGAAGCTGATTGCCTTCGCTGCCGCTGTCCGCGCTCTTGAGATACCCAATCTCACAACCTCCGCAGGCCGTGAGATTCAAGACTTGATTCAGGCACAGGTGACGAAGTTCGCCACGTGGATCGAGAACCAAACAACCAAACTCAACTAAGAAACCCCACAGAATACACTATGAAAAAAAGCAACAAACTCGCACTCGTGAAACCATCCGCTATCAGTCTTCCAGCCATGACGCCGCCACCGCGCAAGGAGGATATTATCAACGCGATGCTTGAGAGAGCTAGGGTTAAGCACGAGGAGGAATCGCAACGGCTTAAAGATGAGGAGCGGGCCGCAAAGCAAAAGTTTGACGCCGCACTGATGGCAGAACTAAAGGCACATCCTGAAAAGTTCACCATTGAAAGTAAATGCTGGGGCGGATCGGCAGAGGTTCATTATGTGCTTCATACACTTTCGCCAAATCTGGAAAAACTTCGAATAGCATACAGAACTGCGCCGACGCTTAGAAGCTTTGACGCCGTTGCCGTAAAGCGCCACATCCGCGAAAGCATGAGCACTGCTGGAGATCGTGTCAAAGCGCTGCTTGATAATCCCGAAGCCGTGAAAAAGCTCGACGCGACACTGGCCCGTATCAACTAATCAACCCCACACACACAAAGATCATGTCATTCCTCAAAATTGAAACCGCATCCCGCGAGGGAGCCAAGACAGTCACCGCCTTCGCTGGAGTCTCCGGCTCAGGCAAAACATACTCAGCCATTCTCTACGGCTACGGGCTGGCTAAATGCAACGCCGCCAAGCTAGGCTTTCTCGACACCGAGAACCGGCGCGGCAGGCTTTATGCTGACATCCTGCCGAACAAGGCGCAATTCCTCATTGCCGACATGGGCGCACCGTTTTCACCGGCGCGCTATGCTGAGGCTATCAAGCAGTTTGAAGCGGCTGGCGTTGACGTGCTCGTGATTGATTCAGTCACTCACGAGTGGGAAGGCATCGGCGGATGTGACGACATCGCAAACGATGGCGTTGCACCTGGTAAGCCTGGACGCTGGAACAAAGCAAAGCGCGAGCATAAGCGCTTCATGGACGTGCTCCTGCAATCATCCATGCATATCGTGGTCTGCGTCCGCGCTCGCGAAAAAACCAAGATCGACCGAGACGGGCAGGGCAAGACGGTTTTCATCCCGCAGGGCATTCAGCCTGTGCAGGAAAAAAACTTCATGTTTGAAATGACCGCCAGCCTCATGATGGACGAGTGCGGGAAGCGTCAGGACGTCATGAAATGTCCAGCCGCGCTGATGCCCTACCTTGGCCGTGGTAACAATTACATCGGCGTGCAGGACGGTGAAGCAGTCCGCGCATGGATCGACGGTGGCACGCCGGTCAATAAGGATCTGGAGCGCTGCCGAGCCATGCTCGCCAATACCTGTGAGCAGGGCATGAAGGCACTGGAGGCCGCATGGAAAGCCATCACACCGCAGGCACGTCAGGCCTTAGGTGCCGAGCTGCCAGCGCTGAAGGCCTCCGCAGCCGGTTACGATAAACAACGCGAGATCGCCTCAGCCAGTGACACGTCAGAGATGACTGAGGCAGCGACGGCAGCGCTCACACAACAACCAACGAATCAGGAGGACCACGATGACAGCTCACCGTTTACCGAATGAGTCTCGGCTGCTCACTCCGCAGGCCCTGATTGACCGCTGGCAAAAGAGCATCACGCTAGTGACCCTCGCAACATGGCGAAGCCGGAAGAATGGGCCGAGATACATCAAGATTGGTGGGCGCGTTCTTTACCCTCTTGACGGCATTGAAGAGTGGGAGACGAAGCGGACGATGAACCGCTAAAACATTAAGCCTCAGTGAGAAATCACTGGGGCTTTTTTTATTTTGAAATATTTCTAAAATAGCGCTTGCATCTCTGCAATGATGTGGAAAGGGTCAGGGTCATCAAGACAACACCTCACCACAAAAAATCATGACTACTCTTCACAACATCGCTGCCAATCTCAACATCGAAGTCGGCACCGCCGCCCGCATCATCATCAAAGGTAAAGCTCCGGCTGTCTGGGGAAATCGCCACAGTGAAACAGTGGAGGCTCTACTTTCCCAAGTGACGCCACGCCTTCGCGGTCAAGCTGAGTTCATCAATCGCCGCCAACTCTCATTTTAATCAACCCATCAAACGACCATGATCATCCTACCACCATCCAAAGCGAGCCAAGGCCGCTACCCTTCGCCGGTCGTGATTGACCGCATCCACGACTTCCAATGCAAGCTCTGGCTCGATGTAGCCAACAAGTCACCGAGGCGCATCCGCCTGCGGAAGGTTGCAGCCGAGAAAGCACAGGCACGAGCCGACCTCGTCAAGATCATCATCGGAGGATTGATCCTCTGGGCAATGGCGGCAGCACTAACCTTTTTCCTTTTCAGCCTATGAACCCCACCAAACTAGTCCAAATCCTTCGCGGCATCATCACGTCTCGTGAAATGACCGACGAGCACAAAATCAAAGCCGTGCGTGCGAAGCTCACAAGCGCAGATCCGACCAAGATTACAAAGCCAGTGCCAACCAAGCGCGGGCCATACAAGACGCTGAAGATCACCGAGGACTTCTCGGCATATCTCAGGAAGTACCGGCAGGAACGGATTGCTCAGGGCGTTTGCACGTGCTGCGGAGGCATTAACAAGGATCGCATAGGCAAGGCGCTCTGTAGTGACTGTCTCGATTCAGCCAGGGTAACCGCCAGAGCTAGGAAACCTCTCACCATTAACTAAATGAGCACACCACAAATCAACGACGGCGGCTACGTTCACCCAACTCCAATGGTTCTCACACCTACAGGCGAGTTGATGCCAACCACTTGCTACGGTTCCTTTGGCGGCATGTCTCTTCGCGACGAGTTTGCAGGGAAGGTTATTGGTCACCTGGCCATCTACTCAATGGCCGACGGCTGGGCAAGAAGTGGGCCAGAATGGCGAGATGCGGCAGCAAGCGAGGCTTATAAGTTCGCAGACGCCATGATCAAAGCACGGGAGGTGAAGCCGTGAGAACCTTCCCCTACATGGACGGCGACCGGCTCATTGAGCTGGTTGAGAGGCGAGAGCTTGACGCAGCGCTGGCTCAGGCTGTGAAGCGGATGGAGGCAATACCAATAGACAGCCTTCGCTGCACACATCTGAACTCCCGAACTATTAGCGAGGGCGTTGAAGCCGTCCGCGCCCGTCTAATCTCAGCCGCGAAAAGAAAATGTCAGAAGTGCAAAGGCTTAGGCGGCATCACTCGCCGCGTGGATGCTCCACATGTCGGCGCTTACCATGTTGCGTGCCCAGATTGTCAACCTGCCGCACTTCCGGTTACGCCAAACGCTGCCGAGTGCGGACAATGTGCGGACAAGCCACTGCCAGCCACACCCACCGAAACCGTCTAACCCCTTGATTTCATTGGTGAGCCCGTCGGGGATCGAACCCGAGACCCTCTGATTAAAAGTCAGCGGGTATATGCCACTGCTAGCAAACTCTAGCTTGATTCATCGCGCTAAATCAATAGTATATCAGAATATGAGCTTTGCTGAAAATTGCACAAAATCCACGCCAATAAGCGAATTCTGCGGACAATCTGCGGACACAGGTTTATGCATTATGGAAATCAAGAGGGGCGATAAGAACGCTGCCGGAATGGTTTTCTGGGCTTTGTCTCAAGGTCATCTTGAATGGGTTACTCATGATGAGTTTGAAGCTAGATCTAAAAAGCTCAGAGCAAAATGGGTGGATAAAACAAAGGCTAACGCCTACGCCAAAAAGTACAGGCAAAACAACCTTGATAAAGTAAAAGAGAGCCAAAAGGCATGGAGAGAAAACAACCGTGCTCGCAACAGTGAGCTGGTAAAATCATGGTATCAGCGCAACCCCGAGCGCATCAAGGAAATCCGAGATCAAGCGCAAGCGAGATACCATACCAATCATCCTGAAAAGCACCGTGAAAAAGATCACCGTCGCCGTGCTCGTGTGAAATCATCTGTAGCTTTAGATCACAACCCGAAATTCACTGATGCCTTAGAGAAGGCACGAAAGAGGGTTTCAGATTGCACCGGCGTTGCATGGAACCTTGATCACATTGTTCCTCTGGCAGCTGGAGGACCTCACGCGCATTACAATCTGAGGCTTCTTCCAGCGACTTGGAATATGCGCCGAGGATCAAGAAAGAGCTTTAAACTTCCATCATGCTACGACATCCCAAACCCTGAACAGAAGAAAACATGACATGCCACGCCTCACGAAACGTCTCGTTGACTCCGCGCCAGTGGGCTACACTTGGGACAGCCAACTCCCAGGCTTTGGCCTTCGCATTCTCACCACAGGTCGCCGGTCTTATGTCGTCCGTTTCCGCACAGCATCCGGCACCGAGCGCCTGCTCACTATCGGCACAACAAACGAGTTTCACCCTGATGAAGCTCGCGAACGTGCTGTGGCTCTCAAGAGGGCAGCGAAAGATGGGCGAGATCCAAAGCAGGAACGGACGGCAGCAAGGGAAGCGCCACGCCTGTCTGACCTCCGCGACAGGATGCTTGATGAGCACTGCCAGCAGAGGAAGGCGCGGACGAGGGAAGCCTACGAAACGGCATGGAGGCTGCACATCATCCCGCGCCTCGGTGACATCGTGGTTGCCGACATCACCGAAACGGACGTGCTCAAGATCCGGCGTGGCATGGCCGAGACTCCGACCCAAGCCAACCGCGTCTTGGCCTGCCTATCCAAGGCGCTGAGTTTGGCTGAGAGATGGCGCTGGAGGCCTCAGCACTCTAACCCTTGCCGGTATGTCGATCACTACCCAGAAAACCACCGCGAGCGCATTCTTGAGGCCGACGAGATCGCACGGCTGCTTGATGCGCTGGAGACTTGCACGACCGTCATGGAGTCAACCCGATCGCTTTTCAGGCTCCTAATCCTGACCGGCCTGCGGCTCTCCGAATGGCGGCTGGCTCAGTGGTCATGGCTGGATGAGATCAATCAGACACTCAGGATACCGCACGACGGCAGCAAGACCGGCGCTCGCACGGTGCCACTCTCTCCGGACGTGATGCAGATCCTCACCGAGCTGCCGCGCTCGTCCGTGTTCGTTCTGCCAGGTCGAACCGGTGGACCGATGAGCGGACACCAAAAGGCATGGAGGGCCGTCTGCAAAGCCGCTGGCATCACCGGCTGCCGCATCCATGACCTGCGGCACACAGTCGGCAGTTACGCGCACGCGGCTGGGGCTACTCAGCGAGAGATTGCCGACCTACTCGGGCATAAGCAGCTCACGACGACGGAGCGCTACATTAACAGCCTTGGCAGTGCAGGTCATCGCAACGCATCGCGAGCAACGGCAACGATCTTGTCATTTGCCCATAAAAAAGTCGGGTGACGGACCCCTCCATCACCCGACCCACACTATGTTAGGACCACCTATGAAAACGGTCCGGCGTTAATGTCGTCGAGAAAAATTCAAGCTCAAGTGAAATAATAGCTTGCAAACTTGCAATGATGGCCAAAGGTAGCAGCCCACACTTAACACCCTACCTATGAACCTAATCAATCAACTCAAGGAATCAGACCAAGACTTCGAATTCTACCCGACCACAAATGAGATCATCCGCAAGCTAGCCGATGACATCCGCGTCAGCCGTTACACTCGGCACGATTCACCCACCTCCATGCTCGACATCGGCGCGGGCAATGGCAAAGTGCTCAAGGCCATCTATGATGCGCCAGAAAGCCAAATTCGGCAGCTTTACGCCATCGAGAAAAGTCCATTGCTCTGTGGGCAGCTTGACGCGTCCATCTTTGTTATCGGCACGGACTTTCACCAACAGTCATTGATCTCAAAAAAGGTCGGCATCGTATTTTGTAACCCTCCGTACTCAGAGTTTGAGACATGGGTCGTCAAGATCATCCGCGAATGCGCGGCTCCAACTGCCTACCTTGTCATTCCTCAGCGCTGGGAACGATCCACACCCATTGCCGACGCGCTGGCCTATCGCCGCACGAAAGCTGAGATCGTCGGCAGTTTTGACTTTGAGGATGCTGAAGATCGTGCAGCCAGGGCAAAGGTCCATCTCCTGCGGATTGATTTCCGCTACGGTGACGATGCTTTCGACCGTTTCTTTAAAGAGCAGTTTGCACCGCTGATTGAGAAATTTGAGGAACCGAAGCAAGAGCAGGAGGAGTCAAAGCGTCCACAGGGTGGCCGGAAGCGTCCCTTTCATTCCTTGGTTATCGGCGAGGATTACCCTAGCGCCATGGTCACGCTTTACATGCAGGAGCTCGCAAACATCCAGCGGAACTACCAGCTCATGAGTGACTTAGATGCAGACCTCCTGAAAGAATTCGAGGTGACGCCTGCACGCGTGATGAAGCTTCTGAAAGAACGGCTTACCAATCTCCGCACCGAGTACTGGCACGAGTTGTTTGGCAGAATGAGGCCGATCACCGAGCGATTGACCAGCAAGACCAGAAAGGCACTCCTTGAAACCCTTCAGCGGAATGCAAGCGTGGATTTCACCGTTGCAAACATCCACGCAGTCATGGTCTGGGCCATCAAGAATGCCAACAACTACATTGAGGAGCAGCTGATCGAGACCTATGAGATGATGGTCGATAAAGCCAACGTCGTGCTCTATAAAAGCAATCAGCGCGTATTCGTTGAAGAGCGCTGGCGCTATCGTGACGAAGCAAGCCAGAACAGCCATTACGCTCTGGACTATCGCATCGTTACACACCGAGCTGGTGGAATTCGCCACGGCTACTCCTGGGAGAACCAAATGGGCCTTGAGCAACGCGCTCACGAGTTCCTCGGTGACCTGATCACTATTGCCAACAACATGGGCTTCCTGAGTTCCCAAGATACTCCTCACCTGAACGGCAAAGGTGACAAGTGGGCATCCGGCAAGCCGCGCTCATTCTACTACCAGACTACCGAAGGCAAGACAGAGATCCTTTTCGAGGCTCGTGCTTTCCAGAACGGCAATATCCACCTTAGGCTGGCCAAGAAATTTATCCTCGCTCTCAACGTGGAGTTTGGCAGGCTTAAAGGCTGGATTCGTGACGCTGCCGAAGCTGTCACCGAGCTAAACGACAAAGACGCCGCTCTGTTCTTCAACAGTAACCTGCGACTGGGCAACGGCAACACCACCCTTCTGCTAGCGTGATTGTGCTTTTTCCCGCTTGCAAACTCGCAAGATGAACTTACACAAAGCCACCCCACTAAATTATGAAATTCCAGCCACTCGAAGCTAATTCACGCGCCGTCACCGGCGTTGTCTGCGGTTACTCAATCCTCAACAAGGGCAAAGGCTCGCCTACTCTCTGCATCTCGATCAATGCCGACCTGATGCGGAAACTGAAAGCTAAAAACCATGACCCGCTCCGCCTTGACGGTGACCTCACCGAGCGCATGGGCCGACTAACGCCGGTGACCTCTCCGCATAACAAAGCGACGAGGAAAATCTGTCTCTCAAAATCAGGCCGTGGCGAGTGGCAGATCCCATATACCGGCATGGTCGTCGAGGCCTTTCCAGTCGTGCAGTCCATGACGCCGCTGAATGGCGCGGAAGTGACAAGCGACGGCCTTCTGTTCCAACTGCCGCCGCTTGCTTAATCTTGCGCGTTACAGCTTGCAAAGTCGCAAGACTAAACGACAATCCCCACCGTATGACCGAAGAAATTATCAACGATATTGAACGACGCGCCATCGCGATTGGCTGCTCTATGGCCTCACTTCTCGCCGACGCTGGGCTGGATGAAAGCACCTGGTGGCGCTGGCGGCATGGCAAGTCGAGCCCGACCATCAAGAGCCTTGTGAAGGTTCAGAATGCGATGAAGGCCCGCGAGATGGCTCAGGCTGCATAAAAAGACTCAAAACAATGAAACTCATTCAATTTCCAGAGCAAACAACCATCATAGCAAAAGATCAGCCGGAATATTTGCCGCTTCCTGCTCATCGCTTTGCTAACGACTCTCAAGGCCGAATTGCGTTTTGCTGGTCTCTTTCCTTCAAGGAGCGCATTGCCGTCCTATTTACCGGCAAACTATGGCATCAAGTCTTGACGTTTAATATGCCTTTGCAGCCTCAACTTATGACCGTTGAGAAGCCTGACTTCCCTCAGGCTGCATAAACACTTTTGCCCGCAGTGGAGACACTCAACACCGTGCTTTGCACTCTAAACGGCCAACAGAGCCAAGGAGCAGCGGGCGGGCAATCACCAAACAAAACACACTATGGAAACAGACCCCTACACACTCAGAGCGTATCACAACCCCGAGAACATCGACGAAAGCCTCGTGCCTGACGGCTGGCGCTTTCGTTATGCGGACGAGATGAATGAACGGGTGCAAACGCCTTGCACATCATGGTCGGACGATGACCAAGAATGGGATCATGAACATGATTGGAGAGGCTCCAACATATTTTTCACCTACATCGTCCCCGTCGCATGATCCTCCGACCCTACCAACAGGACATCATCGGCGAGGTGCGGCAGGCGATAAGCCAAGGGGCGCGTGCTCCGCTCGTTGTCTCTCCGACCGGCTCGGGCAAGACCGTGATGTTTTCTCATATCGCCCAAGGGGCTGGCCAGAAAAACAAACGCGTCTGGATTCTAGTCCATCGTGCCGAGCTGGTTGAACAGACCAGCCGTACCATGACGGAGATCGGCATCCACCATGGCGTGATCGCCGCTGGATGGCCGATTGACCCGCTGCCGCATGTGCAGGTCGTGAGCGTGCAGACCGTGGTGCGACGCACGAGCGGACTGATACCGCCTGACGTGATTATCGTGGACGAGTGCCACCATGCTGCCGCTGGCACCTGGGGAAAGATCCTGCAAGCGTTCCCTCGTGCTATCAGGCTAGGCTTCACCGCCACACCTGAACGGCTCGACGGTAAAGGCTTGGCAGATACGTTTGACACGCTCATTCGTGGGCCGGAGGTGGCTTGGCTCATCGAGCAGGGCTTCCTCAGCCAGCCGAAGTATTACGCGCCACCCAACCAGCTCAACCTTGACGGCATCCAAGTCCGCGGTGGCGACTTTGCGCGGGATGAAGTCGCCAAAGAGATGGACAAGCCGACGATCACCGGCGACGCCGTTTCTCACTATCAGCGCCTTTGCAATGGAGCGCCTGCCGTGGCGTTCTGTGCGTCCGTCGCTCATGCCGAGCACGTGGCACAGGCATTTTCTGCCGCTGGCTACCGTGCTGCGACACTGGACGGCACCCTTGATCGAATCGAACGCCGGAAACGTGTCCGAGGGCTGGCAGACGGCTCCATCCAGATCCTCACGAGCTGCGAGATTATAAGCGAGGGCTTTGACATTCCGACCGTCACGGCTGCAATCCTACTGAGGCCCACGAAGTCTCTTGGTATGCACCTTCAGCAGGTCGGGCGCGTGCTACGCATTGCACCAAATAAGCCGCACGCTGTCATTCTTGATCACGTCGGTAACTGCCTGCGGCATGGACTGGCTGAAGAAGAAAGGGAGTGGTCGCTAGAAGGTCGAAAGAAGAAATCCAAGAAGGCCAGCGATGAAGATGCGCCACCGGTACGCCAGTGCCCTAAGTGCTACGCGTGCCACGTTCCAGCGCCGTCGTGCCCTGAATGCGGGCACACGTACGAGCTGAAGAAACGTGAGATCGAACAGCAAGAGGGAGAGCTGGTTGAACTGAATATGGCGTGGATGGCCAAGCAGCGACGGCAGGAGCAGGCTGAAATCGGCACCTTCGCGGAGCTGGTCGCACTCGGGAAATCACGCGGTTACAAGAATGCGACATTCTGGGCAAAGAAGATCTGGAACGCTCGGCAGATAAGGGAAAGAGAGAGAGAAACCAGGAATCAAAGGTGTACTTGCTTTTTAGGCCATCCACCGTGCGGATATTGCACGCATGAAGCTAACGAAAACGCCGCATGAACGAAACCACCATTCTTCAACGCGTACGCCTCGCTATCGGTTGCATCCCATCCGTGAAGCTTTTTCGGAATAATTGCGGTGGCTTGAAAGATCAATCAGGCCGGTTCGTGCAGTTTGGCCTTCACCCTGGCTCTGCCGACCTCATCGGCTGGAAGTCGATCACGATCACGCCTGAAATGGTCGGGAAACGCGTCGCCGTGTTCACCAGCATCGAAGTCAAGACACCGACCGGCAAAGTCCGCGATGATCAAATCAACTGGCAGCATCAAGTCGCTGCCGCTGGTGGCATTGCGTACGTGGTGCGTGATGAAGAGGCTGTTCTGAAACTTTTGAAATAATTCAAAATAGCGTTTGCAAGTTTGCAAGCATGGGTAAGACTATAAGCACGATGACAACATCAAACACCGCCATGCAAACCAAAATCGCTAAACTCCTCGCTTGGAACCGCCGCACTCATCCCGACTTTGCCACACGTGCCCGCACCGCTCGCCAAATTTGCAGCGCCACCTCTGAAACTGAACTCGACATGATGCTCCACGCCATCGGCGAAGAGTAAACCATTTACCCCACACACTATGAACCCCACATTGACATATTCAATCAGCGACGGCGGACGGGCCGAGCGAGGCTATCGCGGAGAAACCGACGACTGTGCGGTGAAGGCTGTCGCTATCGCTCTCAAGAAACCTTATGAGGCTGTCCACGCAGCATTTAAGAAGCGAGGACGCCGCAACGGTCGCGGTACTCAACAATCCATCATTCATCATTACTTATCAGCGTTTCCTGAAGTGCAAGAGATACCCGAGGTGGTGGATAGGAGGCCAAATTTCTGGCAGTTCTTTCACGCCAACCAGAAAGGCACATTTCTGATTGTCGTCACAAAGCACCTTACTGTCATTCGTGACGGCATCGTACTGGATGAGATACCACCGCGCCCGCGAATGTTGGTGCGTTGGGCTTGGAAAGTGCAAATGCCTGAAGACTGGACCGATTACTCAATCTGAATTTAACATATTCCCACACACCGACCCTTGCCGAGCTCACCCGACTCGGCAGCATCTCCGACCCCATGATAGATTTCCAAACCATTTCCTCGGCGGCTCTCGCAAGCGCTGAAACTCTCGTCACCCGCTGGCTACCTGCAGGACGTAAAAACGGCCACGAGTGGCTCTGTGGTGACCTCCACGGCAACGCCGGAGAGTCCACGAGCATTAACCTCCGCACTGGCATGTGGGCCGACTTCGCCGGTGACAAGAAGGGTGGCGACTTGATCGCACTACTGGCTGCAATCAAGGACTGCTCTCAGCTCGACGCCGCGAAAGAGATTGCCGAGACACTAGGCATTCAGATCGACCATCCACCTGCCGCGGCACCGAAGTCCAAGAAACAACAATGGACTCAAGTCGTGCCAGCACCGGCACACGTGGCGCCACCAACGATGCGCCATTTCAACTACAAAGAGCCAGAAGGCCGGTGGCATTATCAAGACACCGAGGGCCGCACGATTGGCTGGATTGGCCGGTTCGCGAAGTCTGAAGGTGGCAAGGAAGTCATGCCGATGACTTGGGGCCGCAACACCGAGACGCAGGAAGAAAAGTGGTGCTGGCTGTCATTCCCGAAACCGCGCCCACTCTATGGCCTGCCTCTACTGGCTGAAAAGCCTGACGTTCGCGTGTTTATAGTCGAAGGCGAGAAGTGTGCCGACGCTTTACGCCAGTTTGGGGCCCTAACTATCACATGGCCAGGTGGTGGCAAAGCGGTGAAGCACGCCGACTGGACGCCGATCAAGGGCCGAAAGGTCACAATTTGGCCCGATGCCGACGAGCCTGGGCATAAAGCAGCGCAAGAGATCGCTGAGACTTTGCACGCGCTAGGCTGCGAGATTCGCATGATCACACCGCCTGAAGGTAAAGCCGAGGGCTGGGACGTAGCCGATGCAGTAGCTGATGGCTGGACGAAACACCAGCTCACTGACCTTATCAAAGCGGCCACGGCTTATGAGCCGCCGAAACCAAAGCCAGAGCCAAAACCGCTCTCTGAGGCTGTCAGTGATGCGAACGACCAGCCTTATGACCTCCTAGGCCAAGACATGGGAAACTTCTTTTACCTTAGCCATGGATCAAGGCAGATTGTCAGTCTGACAGCTCGGCAGCACGCTAAAAATGACCTCCTGCAGCTGGCACCGTTAGAACACTGGACGCAGAGATACCCGGGCACAGAGCAGTCTGGAGGAGCCAACTGGCTATTTGCTGCCAACTCACTCATTCAAGAGTCAATGCGAAAGGGCATTTTCGACCCTACGCTTATCCGTGGTCGTGGCGCGTGGCTTGACGAGGGCCGTGTTGTCTTTCACGCCGGTGACGTGCTGCACGTGGACGGCGTTCGCATCCAAATCGAGAAATTCAAGAGCCGCCACATCTATCAACGCGGACGCCAGATTGACCTGCCGCAGATTGAGCCCGCGAGCGACTACCAAGCGACTCAGCTCATTACCCTGCTGAAAGGCACGAATCTCAGGCACCAAATGGACCCTTTACTATTGGCTGGCTGGCTCGTGTGCGCTCCTATCTGCGGTGCTCTCGACTGGAGACCTGGCATATGGATTTCCGGCAAGGCTGGATCCGGTAAGACATGGCTGATTGAAAAAGTAATTCAGCGGATGATGGGCGACGCTGCCGTTATCGCGAACGGTACGAGCACGAGCGAGCCAGGTATCAGGCAGACTCTGCGCTATGATGCCTTTCCGGTGGTCATCGACGAGGCCGAAACCGAGAACAAGACCGATCAAGAGCGCATTCAGCGCATTCTGATGCTCCAACGGCAGGCCAGCCGTGAGAGCCGAGCACGCATCCTGAAAGGCTCAGCCGGTGGCGAGGCAATGGACTTCACGATCCGCTCCATGTTCCTGTGGTCGTCCATTGGCGTCGCTGCCATTCAGCGTGCCGATCTAAGCCGTAACGTGACGATGGAGCTCGTTCCAGGGCGACACGCTCACAACCCGCACCAATGGCAGGACCTGCAGGAGTTCCAACGCACGACTGCCGGAGATCCTAAGTGGTGCGCTGCTATCCGAGCGCGAGCGCTCATCATGGCTCCAATCATCGCCGACAATGCAACGACATTTGCGACCGCCTGCGTGCCTCATCTCGGTGCACAGCGTGACGGCGACCAAATCGGCACACTCTTGGCCGGTGCCTACGCTCTCATGAAGGGTGACCGAATCAGTCTTGAGGATGCTCAGAAGTGGTGCGGTGCACAAGATTGGACCGCATTCAAGTCGAGTGACACGGACATGGACGAGCACCGCGCCTTCTCGATCTTCATGCAGTCCATCATCATGCACGAGGAGCATGGCCACGTTCACCGGTTCAGCATTGCCGAGCTGATCAAACTGGCGCTGAACACCCGCAATAATGACCGAGAGGCCGCAAAGGCGACACTGGCACGGCACGGCGTCGCGGTGCGGAGAACTGGCGGCATCGACATCTCAGACAATCACCAGGAGCTGAAACGGATCTTTAGCGACACACCCTTTGCAGGCAAGTGGGCCGACCAGCTCAGGCGCATCAAAGGGGCCGAGACGATCAAGAATAGCCACTTCCACGGCGTCCAGTCACGCGCCACCCGTTTGGCATTTGATCTATTCGTTCAACCTGACGAAGAGTGATTTAACTCTCAGCTCTGCTCATGAAAACCCCGTTTGCCAAATGGTGAACGGGGTTTTTTGGCGTTTGATTGCCAAATATCTCTGAAATTTGGAGCGTTGCCAAATGTCATAAGCCTCTGATTTTAAACGGCTATGCGTAGATTTTTGGCAAACTTGGCACTTGAGGGGAAACAAAAGACACCTTTCACACACACAGGCGCACGCGTGATGCGCCTGTGCGAGCGCGTGTATTATATATATTATCTTTTTGCCAAATATACAAAAACAAACAAAAGGGGTTGTAAGGGTCTGATTTTAAACGAGTTTTGAGCTTGGCAAAGTTTTTGGCAAATTGCCAAATTTTCAAAAACGTATTTCTTGTTGAATTCGTATTTATCCAAGTTACTGTGATGAATGACCTACACACACCCGAACAACATTCCATTCCGTAGCAAACACCTGAAGAAGCTTGCTGTTGGAGACTGTTATTTGATTGAAGACCATCAGGTCGCACACAAAGCTCAAAACATTGTTTACACAGCAGCGCGAAAGCTAGGGATCGAAGTCACTACCCGACGCACTGCAAGCTTTGGTCGCAGAATATGGCGTGATGCCTAAATTATGCGCTTTCTGCCTTGATCACAGGGCAGTTCATGGCACCCTCTGGCCATGCGTGTCCCTCACAACGTCAGGACGGTGGCCGAGATCATAGGCATGGAAGCAGCCGTGAGGCTCATGCGTGCAACGTCACCCAATCGCCTGGTGTATATCCCAGCTCGTGACATTGCCAACCATCCGCTGTCACGCGTGCTAGAGCCTAGCGAGTTGAAAGCGCTTAGACGCACGTTCGGTGGCGAGCTGCTACCCTACCCCTCTGGGCGTGGCATCAAGCGTAGGCTAGCAGCACAGCGCAAAGCTGAGGCTATCTTGGCCGCTATCGCTTCCGGCCTATGCACTGCCGAGATCGCCACCAAGTATGCAGTAAGCGCTCAGTATGTCAGGCGCATCCGCACCAAAGGCACGACGTCCAGCGGCTGGCAGCGACCTCGCAAAGATGAGAAGTGAGGCACCCCCACCCCCCCGTTAGGTTCTTTCAGACGTGCCCCCAAGAGGGTAGGCAAAGGACCTCATGATTTTCTTAGATAGTGCAAACATTTTGCAGTTTGGTTTTATTGCGACAAGTCTCAACAAGATGAACATCCCCACCAACATCGAAAACCTCGATATTACGCTGCTAATACCAGCAGCAATGAACGCCAAGCTTCACTTAGACGGACAGGTCGCACAGATCGCCGCGAGCATCCGTGAGTTTGGTTTTACCAACCCGATCCTGATCGACGCTGAAAACAACATCATCGCCGGTCATGGTCGCGTCCTAGCTGCCAGGAAGCTCAGCCTTGAGCAGGTGCCATGCATCCGGCTGACGCACCTAGCAGAAAGCCAACGCCGCGCCTACATGATCGCCGACAACCGATTGAGTGAGATTGGAGGAGGCTGGGACTGGGAGCTGCTAAGAGCCGAGATGGATTACCTCGCCGACATCGGTGACATCGACATCAACCTGACCGGCTTTGATGCAGGTGACATTCCGAGCAACGACCTTGAGCCGTTCGGAGTCGGTGGCGATGAGCAGCGCGGGCAGGGCATGAACTACCTGGTGTTTGGTGACAAAAAGGTGCCGATGTCTGATGAAGAGCTGGCGGGAATGATGGCACTCCTGCAGAAGCACGTCACCGAAACAGGCCAGCCGTTTGGCTTCGCATCCACGATCCTAAAACTATGCTCGAACTAGATTACCCTTTGGCATCGCTGAAAGGTGCCGACTATAACCCGCGCCGGATTGACGAGTCAGCGATTGACCGGCTCCGGCATTCGCTCTCCGTGCTAGGCGTCTGCAAGCCAATCATCGTTCGAAACGACACCATCGTTGCAGGGCATCAAAGAACTCGAGCGCTCAGATCGGCCGGCGTCATGTCCGCGCCATGCTACTTGCTCGACACAGACACGACGACTTATGACGAGGTGAGATTCAACCAGCTCCACAACGGCACCGACCTAGACACCGGTGACGAGGCCGTGACTGTGAAGCTGTCGCAGGCTGCCGCGGGTTTCGTCACCATCAAAGCCGACGACATCGACGGCAACCTTCTGTGCCGTGGTGCCAAGATCCGCGCTGAAATCTGCCGCCTGATCATCGCCTATGGCACCTGGGGCTCAGCCGTTGCAACCGACGACGGTGAGATCATTCACGCCGCACAGTATGCGCTGGCGTGTAAGCAGCTCGGGAAGCCATGCCTGATCTACGTGCTGCCGGTGGCCAAGAAGAGCGAGGCACGGGCACTGCTAGGAGCGAGCTATGGCGTGTTCAATTACGAGCACATTGACCGCGATTCATTCGTGCAGACCTTCGCGCAAATGTTCCGGCTCAGAGGTGGAGCGAAAGAGAACCGCAGCCCGACCTACGAGAAGCTCGTGATGCCGTGGCTGGCTGCAAATCCTACCGCTCGTGTGCTAGACTTTGGATGCGGACAGGGTGACTACGTCAAAGCGCTGAGGAAAGCCGGTCACAACATCATTGGCCTAGAGTTCTTTCGGCGGAAGGGTGAATCGATCGACGTTGACCAGGTCAACCGCATGGTCGATCAAGTCGTGAGCTCCATTCGGCAGCATGGCCGGTTCGACGCCGTCGTCATGGATTACGTTCTGAATTCCGTGGACTGCCAGCAAGCCGAAGAGGACGTGCTCAACACCATCGACGCGCTATGCAAGGCCAACGGCACCCTGTTCTTTTCCGGAAGATCCGCAGACCGCGTGAAGGAAGTTCTGAGGCACCGGACCTCTGAGGCATCGCGGCAACCGCACCGGCACATTGAGTTTCTCGACGAGAACGGTCTGACGGCGCTCTACCGGAAAGGCTCGTGGTTCTTTCAAAAGTTCCACACGCAGGAGGATGTCAGGAGATTCATGGCTGCACGTAGCTGGACGGTGGTCAAAGAGTTTGAGACCGGTATCGGCTGGAATGTCCAGGCCACCACTGGCGACCATTTGACATCACTTGCATTAGTGCAAGAGTCCATCACCCGCGAATTTGACATGCCGATGAACCGCGCCGGTCGTAAACTCGGGCGACACACTGACATTCTGAACGCCTTAACCCCATGCCTGACGCACGCGCCTCTCTCTCGTGACTGACGACCTACCCAATTCAGCAGGGCTGACTGAGGATCAGGCTCAGAAGGTCCGCGCTAAAACCATCTCCAACATTGTGAAGAAGATCGCCAAAGGAGGCACACCCACCCTAGCCGAACAGAAGATGCTGGATGACTCGGTCCAGAGAGCACCGACCGGCTTCTCGGGCATGATTGTCGGAGTGAAAGACTTAGCTGAGGCCACCGGCTACACCACGCAGAGGCTCGACCAGATCCGAGAGCAGGGCGTTATCCGCACGGTGAAGCATGGCAAATACGAGGCGCTAGAATGCCTGAAGGCACTGTTTGACCACGCCCGCAGTCTGCGAAAGAACCAGCACGACGGCGACCCGAACACGCCAGAGGGCAAGGGCTACGAGTTCCACCGCGCTCGTCTGACTGAAGCCAAAGCCGACATCGCCGAGATTGAGGCTGAACTCAAGAAAGGCACCACGCACGCCGCCGAGGCCGTGGCCGCAGTATGGGCTGACATGATCGGCAACGCTCGCGCCAAATTGCTGGCACTGCCGACCAAGCTAGCCGGTGCGCTCGATGGCCTTGAGATCACCGAACGCGAGCAGCTGATCAAGGAAGGCGTCAACGAAGCATTGAGGGAGCTGGCGGAATACTCTCCCGCCGTCGTCACCGGCGAATGGGAGCGCCGACGCCGTTCGATGGATGACGACGAAGAAGAGGAAGAGTCCGATGCATGACCGAAGCACTTGCCAACCTATTTGCCGACATCTCCCGCCAGTGGATCCCGCCACCCGACTGGACAGTCTCAGAGTGGGCAGACCGCACCCGCCGTCTCAGTTCTGAGTCCTCGGCTGAACCTGGGCAATGGCGAACCAGCCGAGCCGAATATCAGCGCGGCATCATGGACGCCGTCAACGACGCCAAGACGGAGCAGGTCATCGTCATGTCATCCGCTCAGGTCGGTAAGACTGAGGCCGTGAACAATGTCGTTGGCTATCACATTGACTTTGACGCCTGTCCGATGCTCGTCGTGCAGCCGACTCTCGACATGGCAGAGACGTGGTCGAAGGACCGGCTTACGCCGATGCTCCGAGACACACCGGAGATTGGCCAGAAAGTCACCGGCAAATCTCGGAAGTCTCAAAACAAGATCCTCCATAAGTCATTCCCAGGCGGACACGTCACCATTGCCGGTGCCAATGCTCCAGCCTCGCTAGCCTCTCGACCTGTCCGGCTCGTGCTCTGTGATGAGGTGGACCGCTATCCCGCCAGCGCTGGCAGTGAAGGGGATCCGGTCAACCTCGCAATCAAACGAACGAGCACGTTCTGGAATCGGAAGATCCTGCTTGTCTCGACACCGACCGTGAAGGGGCATTCACGCATTGAGGACGCGTTCGATCAAAGCGACAAACGATACTATCAGATCCCATGCCCGCACTGCGGGACCATGCACCGCCTGCAATGGGCGAACGTGCGGTGGAAGGAAGAGGAGCCGAAGACAGCGCGGTTTATCTGTCCGCACTGCGACGCAGAATACACCACAGCCCAGAAGAACGCTGCCGTTCGACGTGGCGAGTGGGTGGCCAGTGCCAAGTTCAAGGGCAAGGCAGGGTTTCACCTCAGTGAGCTTTACTCGCCGTGGCGCCATCTACACGAGACCGTGGCCGACTTCCTAGAAGCCAAGGGATCGCCCGAGAAGCTGCAAGTCTGGGTGAATACCTGTCTGGGCGAGACATGGGAGGAAGGTGGCAAGGTTTTGGATGAGAACGAGCTTATCAGCCGTCGTGAGAACTACGCAGCGCCGGTGCCAGCCCGAGCTTTGATACTGACTGCAGGAGTGGACGTGCAGCCCGACCGGCTAGAGCTGGAAGTCGTAGGCTGGGGAGCAGGGGAAGAATCATGGAGCGTGGACTATCACGTCATCAATGGAGATCCCGACATTCCTGAAGGCTCTCTCGGCTCTCCATGGACTGACCTCACGGATTACTTGCGCCAAGAGTGGCAGCACGAGAGCGGGCAGTCTATCAGCGTCTCTTACACTTTCGTGGACTCGGGCGGTTCCAACACTCAGGCCGTTTACAACTACGTCAAAAGGCACAAAGGGGGCCGAGTCTTTGCCATCAAGGGCCGAGGTGGTGAAGGCCTGCCGATTGTCGGCGCTCCAAACCGTCGCCGGTCCGGTAAGCTCAAGAGGACCGTGGACCTCTACATCGTAGGCGTGGACAACGCCAAAGCCGTCGTCACCAAGCGTCTGGAGATTGATAGTCCAGGTCCAGGCTACTGCCACTTTCCCGCAGAACGAGAGTCGACATGGTTCCGCGGACTAACCGCCGAGACCATGGTCACAAAGATGGTCAAGGGCAGGCCGAAACGCGAGTGGAAGGTCATCGAAGGACGCAGGAACGAGCCACTAGACTGCCGTGTCTATGCCTTCGCTGCTCTAGTCATGGCCTCGCCGCAGTTTGATAAGATCGCACTCAGAATGAAACGAAGGGGCCAAACCATGAAGAAAGAGACACCAGCACCGCAACCCGAGCCGAAGCCGAAAGCCGAGGACCCGCAACCAACCGCACAAGACGAAAGAGAGCCCGAGCCGCAAACTGCAACCAAGCGTCCGAAGCCAAAGCGTCGGCGCGCATCCTTTGTCCAATCATGGCGCAACTGACCCAAGGCGAAACCCTGACGATTACTCAGACCGTGGCAGATGCCACGGCTGTCGAAGCACGCCTCGGTGGGGCGAGTACTGGCACGCATAGCATGACCGCAGACGGCACCCTCTGGACCGTGAACATCGACACCGCAGCCATGCAGCCAGGGCAGTATGTAGCCCAAGTCTGGGCGACGTTCGCCGGAAATATCAAGCGCATCGTCTCGACTGAGAGCTTTACCTTGTCCGCAGCGCTGAGAGCAGGCGACATGCGCTCAAACGCAGCCAAGGCGCTTGAGATGATCGACGCCATGCTGGCAGGGCAGGCCAAGGAAGGCGTTCTTCGCTACAAAATCAACAACCGCGAGCTCGAACGCTACTCAGTGGATGAGCTGCTAAAGCTACGCAGTCATTTCCTCGCAGAAGTGCAGCGTGAAAACCGCAAAAACAAAGGCATGAACGGGCTTGGGCCGCGCATCGCCGTCCGCTTCTGAGTACCATGGGCCTATTTTCATCCTTTTTCCGCAAACCTGCCGAGCATAAGCCGACCCGCCGCATGGCAGGCCACATCATCAAGCCGAAATCCGGCACGATGGATGTCGGTGAGCGCCATTTTGCAGACGCAGCGAGCAACAACCGGCTGACAGCCTCCTGGGCAGTCACACCGACCACCGTTGACTCCTACATTTACCAGCATTGGAACAGCCTCGTAGCTCGCTCACGCGACCAAGCCGAGAAGTCTGACCATGCGCGAAAATTCCTCCAGCTCTGCCGCGATAACATCGCAGGGCCGACCGGTTTCAACCTGCAAGCACAGGTGAAAGACCCCTCTGGCAAGGCCGACAGCATTGCAAGCGATGCCATCGAAGCCGCGTGGCAGGAATTCAGCAAGCGTGGCGTTTACGAGATCACCCGCAGCATGAGCCGTGCCGACGTGGAGCGCCTAGTCGTCACCACGGTGGCGCGTGACGGTGAATGCTTTGCAATCAAGCGCCGGTCAAAGAATCTGCCGCATGGCCTCGCCATTCAGCTCGTCGATCCGGTGGGCCTTGACCCGACTCACTTTGAGACGCTTAACAACGGCAACCGCGTCAAGCACGGCATCGAGTTTAACACTGACGAGCAGCCGGTGGCCTACTGGTTCCGCGATTGGGACGAGCGCCAGGTGGGCTATGTGCTCGGCACTGGCAAGAAATATCAGCGCATCGCAGCCGAAGACGTCATTCATGTCTATGTTGTGGAGTGCATCGGGCAAAAGCGTGGCCTGCCATGGACCCGCACGGCTCTCTTCCGTATGCGTAACCTCGCCGCCTTTGAGGACGCAGCAATCATCAACGCACGAGTGGGTGCGTCGAAGATGGGCTTCTTCAAGGATGCCGACGCAGATCCAGACGACACCGAAGACCTGCCAATGGATGCCGAGCCTGGCGTCTTTGAGAACATCGGCAACAAAGAGTTCGTCGAGTGGAATCCGCAGTTCCCTGACGCTTCAATCGAGATGTTCACCCGCTCCTGTTTGCGCTCCATTTCCGTGGGCTTGGGCGTGAGCTACAACAACCTCGCTGGTGACCTTACGAGCGTGAACTTTTCCAGCATCCGGCAAGGCGCATTGGATGAGCGTGAAGTCTGGAAGGGGCTGCAACAGTTTTTTATTTCCGCATGGTGCGACCAAGTCTATCCCGAGTGGCTGCAAATGGCGCTGCTGATGGAGAAGATCCGCGTGCCGACGAAATCAGGCGGCACCGGCGCTCTGCCGTTCAACAAAATGGATAAGTACAGCAAGGTGGTATTCACAGGACGCCGCTGGAGCTGGATCGATCCGAAGGCGGAAGTCGAGGCTAACGCGATGGCCATTGGGCAGAAGCTTGTCTCTCGCTCTGAGATCATCCGCCAAATGGGTGGAGACCCTGACGACGTGTGGGCTGAATGCCAGCGCGAAGACGAAGCACTCGACGCACTTGGCCTTGTGCCTGACCTATTGCCAGGAAGTCCGCCGCAACCAACCGCACAAGACGTTAGCACTCCGGCTGAATAACCTTCTACCATGCCTAAAAGTCTATTCCATCGCGACATCGGTAAGCTGCCGGAAGGCTTCACACCTGGAGCTGCCGGTCATCGCGTCATGTCCGTCGAGAACGTGGACAAGGAAAAGCGCACGCTGGAGCTTTCGTTTTCTTCCGACGCTGAAATCAAGCGCTGGGGAATGATTGAAGTCCTCGACCACTCCGCTGGCGCTGTCGATCTTGACCGCCTCAACAACGGCGGACCACTACTTTTCAACCATGACCTCGACAAGGTGATTGGTGTCATCGAACGGGCTTGGCTCGACGGAACCGGCAAAGGGAGAGCGTTGGTTCGCTTTTCCAAGCGCGAGGACGCCGAGGAAGTCTGGCAAGATATTCAGGACGGAATCCTGAAGAATGTGTCCGTTGGCTACCGCATCAACGAGGTGAAGCTGAAAGAAACCCGCGACGACGGGACGGATGTCTATGTGGTGACCAAATGGGAGCCATACGAGATCAGTATCGTCTCAGCTCCTGCCGATCAGTCTGTCGGCGTGGGCAGAATCATCAACCCAACTCAGACAAGAAACACCATTCTCATGAACAAAGATCAAATGATTGCATGGCTTGCCGCACGCGGCATTCAAGCCTCTCCAACCCTCACAGACGCCGAACTCGTTCGGATGGTCAATGAATATCAACCGCCTGCTCCGGCTCCGGCTCCTGCTCCTGCTCAACGCAGCATTCAGGTCGGCGAAGACCACAGCGAAGCAGTGAAGACCGAGCGGAAACGCATGGCCGACATCACCAGCGCTGGCAAGCAGTTCAAACTCAGTGACCTCGCCGAGCGTTACGTCACCGAGGGCAAATCCCTCGATGAGTTCCGCGCTGCCGCACTCGATGAAATCAGCAAGCGCAGTGCAGCCTACAAGGAAAGCAACACGCCAATCGGCCTGAACGACAAGGAAGCGCGTAGCTTCTCTTTCGTGAAGCTGATCCGCTCACTCTGCGACCCGCAGAACAAAGGCCTTCGTGAAGACGCAGCCTTTGAGATGGAAGTGTGCGAAGCCGCCCGCTCTCATCGCAAGAATGCTCGTGGTACTGTCATCCCTGTGGACATCCTTCGCAGCCCGCTCTCTCACGAGGCTCGCCGCGACATCGTGTCTATCCAGACTGGCACCGGCTACACTGGCACTGGTGGCAACACCGTCCAGACTAGCTTGCTGGCCAGCTCCTACTTTGAGCTGCTCCGCAACAAGACCAGCATCATGCGCCTTGGCACGATCCTCGGTGGCCTCGTGGGTGACCTCGACATTCCGAAACAGCTTACCAACAGTGCCAATGGCGGCTGGATTGGTGAAGATGAAAGCGCTCCTCAGCGTGACATGACCTTTGGTCAAATCAGCCTCTCGCCAAAGACTGTCGCTGCTCACGGCGCTGTCACTCGCAAGATGCTGATGCAGTCCAGCCTCGACGTTGAAGCACTACTTCGCCGCGACCTCGCTGCCTGCATGGGCCAAGCGATTGACTATGCTGGCTACTATGGTGACGGCACCGGCAATGCGCCGACCGGCATCAAGAACACCAGCGGCATTCAGTTCGTCGGTTTCGCCGGTGCAAACCCAACGTGGGCTGAACTGGTGTCCATGGAAACGGAAGTTGAAGCCGACAACCTTGACTTGGCCTCCAGTCGCTACGTGCACAACGCACGTATGAAGGGCCACTTCAAGACCACCAAGCGCTTCACCACTGACGCCACCTCGATGATCATCTGGGAAGGCAACGGCGTGAACGGTTACGAGTCTGAAGTCACCAACCAGATCGCCAACGGCGACGTGTTCTTTGGCGACTTCTCCGAGTTGCTGATCGGCATGTGGGGTGGCCTGGACATCATCGTTGACCCTTACACGCAGTCCACCAAGGGCCGCGTGATTGTGTCGAACTTCCAAGACATCGACTTCGAGGTCCGTCGCGCTGCCGCCTTCGCATACGGCGTGCTCGACTAACCATAAACGCCCCAGTTAGGTGACTGGCTGGGGCGTTTCTTTTTCAACTCAGAATTAGAAAACAAAGCTATGACCCAGAAGAAAATCACTCTGACCAGCGCCGTCCTGATCGGTGGCAAACCAGCAAAGGCAGGAACAACTGTTGAGGTTGACCGTCCTGTCGCTCTCGACTTGATCGCACGTAACCGTGCCGTTGAAGTCGTTGAAGCTGCTCCTGCCGCTCCTGCTCCTGAAGTCGAAAAGACCAAGGAACCCAAAGAAGCCAAGAAATAATTAACAGTCCGCCGCGCTCGCTTATTGTGGGCGCGGCGTGACTTTTTCAAATCATGGCCTGCTCCTGTAAAATCTTCAACACTGACGCCACGATTGGCAGCTTGTTCGTCCTTCAGTTTCTGCTGAAAGAGGACGACGGCACCGTGATTGACATCACTGATTATCGTGTGGCCATGACTGCAAAGTCGAAGACCGGCTCTGTGATATTTACCGCAGACAGCCAAGGAGAATCTGCCACGGTCACACTTGACGCCGAGACTGGCGCGACCATCGAAGTGCAGGTACCTGAAGACATCGCGCCTCAAGTGGCGGACTTCAATATTTTGATTGCAGACGAGAGTGGCAACATCCCGATCATTCGCGGAGAGCTGACGCTACTTTCTCAGATTACCGATTTAACAGAATGATCACCGACCTAATCAAAAACACTGCCGTTTTGGAAGTCCGCATCGGGCCGCGTGGACGTGACGGCGTTGCTGGCATTGCCGGTGAGCCAGGCGAGCAGGGCATTCAAGGCATCCAAGGTGAGCCAGGCGAGCAGGGCATTCAAGGCATCCAAGGTGAGCCAGGCGAGCAGGGCATTCAAGGCATCCAAGGTGAACGTGGCTTGCAAGGCGAGCAAGGAATCCAAGGTGAACGTGGCTTGCAAGGCGAGCAAGGAATCCAAGGAGAGCCTGGAGCCGATGGAGTTGGGGGCGGGCTTCCTATCGACTTTGAAAATGGCTCATTCCTCGACGCTGGCGATCCAAGCTACGGCAGCAACGCAGGCGGAGGCATTGAGCAAATTTGCTCGATTGATTACCGGATGCGGTGGGAAGGTGGACGGCTTTGGTTTTATGACCAAAGTAGCAACGGCGAGCCATACCTCGGCGGGGCAATGGGCGTCCGCGAAGTGCGCATGAATTTCAGCGATCCGACAGTGAACGACGATTCAAGGGCTTCTTTGCGTTTCCGAGTTGGCTCGCGATGGGTCCATGAAAACGGCAGTGAATGGGTGTGCAGTGATGCGACCGAAGGCGCTGCCGTGTGGGAGCTTGTGGCAGCAGGTGCCGAACCAATCACAAGCATCACAGACGATGGTAATGGTAACCTTACCATTTACACCGCCGACGCCAGCTATGGCCCGTTTGCGCTCAAAGGACAACCTGGCGAAACTGGTGCACAAGGCAGCGACGGTGGACAAGGCCCACAGGGTCCGCAAGGCAACGAAGCAACACCAATCACAAGCATCACAGACGACGGCAATGGTAACCTAACCATTCACACCGCAGGAGCAAGCTACGGGCCTTTTGCGCTAAAGGGTGCTGATGGAGCTGAAGGCCCACAAGGCCCAGCCGGTGGAGAAGGCTCGCAAGGTCCAGCCGGACCAGAAGCTACACCAATCACAAGCATCACGGACGACGGCAGCGGCAATCTGACAATTAACACCGCCACAAGCAGCTACGGGCCTTTTGCGTTAAAAGGTGAGCAGGGCAGTACAGGACCAGCCGGAAATGACGGTGGAGAAGGACCGCAGGGAATCCAAGGTGAGCAAGGAATCCAAGGAATTCAGGGTGAGCAGGGGCCACCTGGGACAACGGTATGGGGTGACTTAACAGGCGTTCCTTCAACATTTCCGCCTGATAGCCACACGCACGACGCTGCTGACATCACCAGCGGCACGCTTAATGGCAATTTACTGCCAGCGATTAGCACAGGCGTGCGCGGTGGTGTGCCGCCTACAGGTGCAGCTTCCGGCAAGTTCCTGAAGGACAACGACACGTTCTCAGCACTGCCAACTGAGATCCAAGTCGCGTGCTCTGACGAAACCACAGCGTTGACGGCCGGCACGAACAAGGTCACGTTCAGGATGCCTTACACGATGACGCTAACCGGCGTGCGCGCGAGCGTCACCACGGCACCAAATGGTTCAAATTTGATTGTTGATATTAACGAGAACGGAACGTCGATTCTAAGCACTAAACTCAGTATTGACGGCAACGGCAATGAAAAGACAAGCACAACGGCTACAAGCGCTGCCGTTCTTAGTGACACATCACTGGCTGACGATGCCGAGATCACCATCGACATCGACCAAATCGGCAGCACGGTGGCAGGCGCAGGTCTAAAGGTCACGCTTATTGGCACCCGCGTATGAGCTTCATAATTAATCCGTTTCAATTCGCCTCGACAACGCCTCAACTGTTAAATGAGCAGTTTGAAGCGCCTGGCGCTACTGGATGGGTTACCAGTTCGGTGGCACCGCAGGCACCGTGGAATGATCAATACGCCACTGCTCCAGCTCCAATCGCTGGCAGCTATTCTTGCCAAATCGCGAGCGCCGCCACTGCGCGTATCAACGCCTACAAGAATTTCACGGCAACCGGCTCGTGTTATCTGCGATTCAGGTTCTATTACATCACTGCATCGGGGGGCAATGGCACGCTTTGCACGCTCCGTGATGCAAGCGGTACTATTGTAGCCACACTGGGGCTTGCCAGCACATCGAATATATTCCGCGTTTCAATCGGAGCTGGAGGATTCACGAACTCCATCACCGCTCCGGCAGCCAACACGCTGCTTTATGGCTGGCTTGAGTACGTCAAAGGCACGGGAAGCAACGCCATCGCAAGAGCAGGATGGACAACAACCGGCGCTCGCCCGTCGTGGCCTACATCCGGCGCTTCTGGCGGTTTAGTCGTGCAGACGGCTGGCACCGCTACTGCTGACGCCGCTCGCGTCATGTTCGGCACCAATGCCTCTCTGATCAATTACAACATCGTCATCGACGACATCCAAATTCAGGCAACACCCTTCGCATGAAGATCCTTTTTCACATCCCTACCGAAACGCTCAAGCCTTACCCTCGTGAAGACGACGAGCCTGTCGTTGGACTCGATCCTGAGTATGATGTCTTTGACCTCATTCAAGAGCCGGAGCCGGAATATGATGCGGCCACGCATTGGATCGTCGGCACCGAAACCATTGACGTGCCAGCTAAAACCGTGACTCGTGGCTGGCAGATCAACGCACTGCCTGATTTCAAAGTCTGGAGCAACGTGCAGGAATTCATGACTGAGTTCACGATGCCGGAAAAAGCCGCCATGGCGCTCAGCATTGACCCGACGATTGCCGCTCTCAGGCTGGAGCTTTCAACGTGGCTATCTGAAGTTCATGCTAACGATGCACGCGTCGTGGCTGGTCTCGATAAGCTCGTGGAACTGGAGATCATCACCGAAACCCGCCGAACCGAAATCACTACCAACGACTAAACATGCCGCCCGAAATCTGGAATCAAATCGCTGCCGCTGGCCTTCCTGCACTTCTCATGGCTGTCGCCGTTTGGTGGCTCCAGAAGGGAAACAATCAGCTTGTGAGTGAACTCAACAAAGAGCGGTCCGAGCGCCTCGACGTGATGGAAAAGCACATCAAGGAGTGCGACGACGACCGAAAGATTCTCAGAAACGACGGCAAAGAACTGCGAGACATGCTGATTAAACACCTGGCAGGATCATGATTCACGACCCTCAACACATCTTCACGGCCGACTTTGGCCAGACCGTCGTCTTGCAAACAGACAGCGGCGACAAAGAGATCACGGCTATTTACGATGACGCTTTCTTTGATGCGAGCGCTGGCGAGATCATCATGGACACGACGCAGAAGCGCCTCACGGCAAAGGACAGCGACATCGGCACTCTCAAGCGAGAGGACAAGATCGTGATTGCCTGCCAGACTTTCGAGGTGCTCCAGATCCAACCTGACGGCACCGGCTTTTCTACGATCCTGCTCACGGACGTGACGAATGAAGAATAACCACCATGGC